GAGTGTAAGTCCAACACCTGCGGCTTTAATATTACCAACAAATACTTTAACCTTCGGGTTATCTTGAAATTCATCAACACTATGTTGTCTTTCAGGTTTAGACATCGAACCGTCAACTTTCACCGCAGCCTTACCGAAGTGTTCGACAATTTTATTCAAGGATTCTGTGAAGTTACAAAATATGATAACCTTTTTATCTTGTTCTAAAATGTTTTCGGTTAGTTCAATTGTTTGCGCAATTTTTTCGTTAGCAATGATTTGACGAACCTTTGTTAATTTGGTAAACTGAACGGTTAAGGATTTAGATTCTTCGGGGTTCTTTTCATACCAATTGTAGTATTCACCCATAACCTCTTCATACTCTTTAGATTTTAATCTTAGGTATACTGGTGTTATAATCTTATCGGGAAGGTCTAATACATCTTCTTTGAGTCTTCTTAAAGTTAGTCCTGAAGTTCTGTCTCTAAGTTCTTCAAGGTTAGACGCTCCCATCACATTCCAAACTTTTCTCGAACCCACCTTGAATTGATATCCTTGACAATATCTGATGACATATGCCATCCAATTTTTTGCAACAGGAGAATCAACCAAACTTAATAGGTTATAATAATCAATTGGTCTCGAAGTCATTGGGGTTCCTGTAAGGAGCCAAATCCTATCAACATTTTTAACAATGTCGTTAATTAATTTTGTTCTTTGGGCTTGAGCGTTTTTGATATAGTGTGCTTCATCAACAACCACCAAATCAAAATTGGCTCTAAGAATTTCCGAATCATCTTTCTTTTTAGGGTCATGGAAATTTTTTATTATGTCGTAGTTTATGATTACAAAGTCGTGTTCGGTTGAAAAGTTTTTTCCTTCCGCAATATAAACACTTCTATCAGAGTAATTTTCAATCTCTCTTTTCCAGTTTATCTTAAGTGTTGCGGGACAAATGATTAATATCTTTTTTGCTCCTGTTTCAAGAGCTCCTATAATTGTTGAAGTAGTTTTACCAAGACCCATGTCATCCGCCAAGATGTATCTTTTGTTTTCAACTAATTTTTGAACTGCTTCTTTTTGATGGGATAGTGGAGGTCGGTGTGAATATTTTTCATAATCAATAACAACATCTTTGACAGTATTATCTTTAATTATTGAAGCTTTTGGCAACCAAAAGTCATGAAGTTCTTCTGTTTCGAATACTCTTCCCCAAATGTGATAGGCTTTGTCTTTTTCAGCCAAAAGTTTCTCAACCCAAACCTTTTGTGGTATTTCTGTGTATAATTTATCGTCGGCTAATTTTTGAGCAAAGTATGCGTCGAGTATTATCCATTTCTTTGCAACCTTTGGTTGTTTGTCATGGTTGTTGATAATATATTCTGATTGACTTCTTGTAGGATAAAACTTTCGGTTAACTTGGGATTTTCTTTTCAGTTCAAGCAAATAATTGTTAGCCCCTTCGTAATTCTCAAGAAGTAACAACGCCTTTGATTCTAAACTAATATTTTCCATTATTCAAAATGACTACCGTTACCGTAATTTATTAATAGTTCTTCTTCCTGTTTTATACCTCTCATGGCAAAAAATATAAACGTTCGATTTTCTTCATCAGTATACCAATCTACGTTTGGTTTTTCGGAGTGGTTGAAGTATGACCCATAACCTAATACCAATGCATGTTCTCTCCAATTTTCAGAGCGAGGGTAACAAAATGCATAATTCGAAAATACAGGTATTTTTTCATCAGGTCTTTGAGGGAATGAAATAAAAGGACATACATCTATGATTTCATATTCCCCTATGGGTTGTGATGAGAAAACCCCTAAATTATGTAGAGGACTATTTTTTAAATATATTTTGGTCGGTGGTGTAATTTTCATATTTGGTTTAAATATAGTCATATAATGAGTATTTATCAATATGGAAAATTTAGTCCCAATTACAAGATTAGGTAAGTTCTTTGGTCGGGAAGACTATGCTTTAGATATTGGTATGGGTGAAGAGTGGTTGATTGGTGATATGAACTTTACCGTTATATTATATCGTATTGATAGATATAAGACAAAGACCGATGATGTTTATGGTGAGGTATTGGAAGATGGTATACAGTTCTTGGCTCCCGTTGAGTTGAAAGGATACGTTCAAGTTATGGCTCCATCAGGTAAAAACTATGGTAACTCCAAAATTGAATTACAAGAACCTGGCAACATGAAATTTTCAATTTATCAAAAGACTCTTGAAGATTTGGGTGTCGAGATATTCCAAGGTGATTATTTCGGATACTATGAAAGCGAAGATAGAGTAAGGTATTATGTGGTAAGTGACGATGGGTATGTTAGGTCTGATAATAAACATACGTATGGTGGGTATAAGCCGTTCTATAGAACAATCGTGGCAACATATGTTAGTGAAAACGAATTCAGAGGTATATGATAATTCTAATAACCGAGGCTCAGAAAAAATCTTTGTCGAATAGTTTAATTGGTGAGAAGGTTATGGTTTATTATAACTTACATAAACACACCTTTTCGGTTCAAAAAAATGGGATTGTTGTTTTTCATGCCGACTATTTGGAATTAAAAGATGTTGAGTTCAGAGTTAGAGTTGGGGGAAAAGAAAAGGTTAGAAAAGAAAAATCAAAAAATGTTCATGCTTTTGTTATTGGTATGTTAGAAGATTTTTGTGAACATCCTTGTGAAGAAATGCCTGAAGAGCCTGTAGGTGAGATAGTAACATATAACCCGTATTTATATGATAGTTTTGTTTACAAAAAAACAAAAGAGCCTGTATACAACGCAAACGAAGTTGTTATGATAAACTCAAAAAATAAAATATTTGTAATCGAATAAATATTTTTAATATGCCATTACCAAAACAAGTCAAACCGACATTACCGTTAGTCCCTAAGAAAACATTGTCTGCTAGGAGAGAACAGTTATTGGAGTTTATCAATAAAGACGGAACGTTTTTACCTAAGTCAGTTTTACATGCCGACTTGGATAGGGGGATGCTTGATTTTGTTAAGGGTGAGTTGGAAGTTGTGACCGCGGGAAAAGTTGTCCCAATGGTAGATACAATTATTACAACTCAGAACTGGGCTCAATACGTGGAGACAGCATTGTTTGTTGATTTGGATTATAATCCATCACCACCATTTATTACCGTTGTTAGAAGTCCCGAGGTAAAATATGGAACAAATCCGGCATTACAATATACCATACCAAATAGAAAACAATTTTATTATGCGTCGGTTCCAACTTGGAACGGTAACGAACAAGGTATGGACATATATACAATACCTCAACCTGTTCCTGTTGATATCAATTACAGTTTGAAATTTATTTGTAACAGAATGAGAGAGTTGAATCAACTCAACAAGATTGTCATGCAGAAGTTTTCTTCTCGACAAGCATATACTTTCATAAAGGGTCAATATGTTCCAATTATTTTGAATAATGTTTCTGATGAATCACAAATGAATTTGGATGCTAGAAAATATTATGTTCAAAGTTATGATTTTACAATGTTAGGGTATTTGATTGATGAAGAGGAGTTTGAGGTTAAACCCGCTATTGCCAGAGTTTCCCAAGTGTTCGAAGTTGAATCGGATAACAAAAAGAAAAAAAGAAAAGTATATCCTGAAAATCCTGATGAGTTTGGTCAAAACTTTTTATTTGTCTCAGGTAACACTGTTTTGAGTGGAATTGTTGATTTTACTGTTGACATGACATTCATTTCTTCAAACAATATTGACACTTTCGATGTCTTCATTAATGGAGATTATTATGGAACAGATTTGAACTTTATCCAAGTTACTTTAGATGATGTTTTGAGAATAGAAGTCGTAAAAAATGACAATACTTTAGATGGTAATATTTTGTTTGAAAACAAGTTGGTTTAATTCTCTCCGTATATATCTTTCTTCTCTTTACACTTCTCAATAATTAAATTTTCTAAAAATTTATAAATTTTAATTCCTCTCTTATCACAGTATTTTTTTAGGATATCATGTGATTCAGGGGATATTTTTATGTTTTTGATTTCTTTCTTTGTTTTCATGGTAGAAAAAAGGCAGAATTAATTCTCACCGTTTATAAATAGATATCAGAAAGTCAAGTTTTTTCATTCAAATACTAATATTTATCATTAAAATAAATCTGCATTAGAATAATTTAATAATGGCAACAGCACAAGCAAATCAAAAAGTATACGTTTCTCCCGGTGTTTATACCTCAGAAACAGACTTATCTTTCGTGGCTCAAAGTGTCGGTGTAACGACATTAGGTCTTGTTGGAGAATCCATCAAGGGTCCTGCTTTCGAACCTATTTTTATCACGAACTATGATGAATTCCAAGCATTTTTCGGTGGAACAATTCCCGAAAAGTTTGTGAATACACAAATCCCTAAATATGAAGCGGCGTATATTGCCAAATCTTATCTTCAACAGTCGAACCAAATGTTCTTCACAAGAATTCTTGGTTTATCTGGATATGATGCTGGTCCATCATGGAGTATAAGAGTAACTGCAAACCCTGACCCTACTACAATTGGTATTGATTCAGGTGTTGCAACATCAACTTGGACTGCAGGTTTTACAGGTTCATCATCTGCAAATACAATCACTTTTGTAACTGGAGCTTTACCTGCACCAGTTTCACAAAATTTAGATGTTCAGTTTAGATTATCAAACGGGTCAACATCTACTTATGCTGAAGGTTTCAATACTTACTTAGGTGGTATTATTGATACACCATCAACATCGGGAACAACAGCGGTTATTTATGGTTCCATTCCTGAAAATGATTATAATAATCTAACGTTAACACGTAATACTATTATAAATGCTTTTGGTTCTGATTCGACTAATCTATTATACAACGATTTGTCCGCAGGAAGTAACGACCCTTGGTTTTATGCTACATTTGACATCCCAAGTGGTAATAACTATTCAGGATATTCTTTTGACTATGTTGTAACAAACTTAGTTTCATTAGGTAACACTGTTTATAGTGGAACCGTTTCAGGTAATTCATACACTTTCTCAGGAACCGCTTTTGAAGAATATAATAATATGGTTGTTGCGACTTTACGTTCAAGAGGTATTTCTCTTTACACAAATAGTGCGGCGAGTCCTAATCATGGTCCAGTATATGAGGTTACAGGATTTACTGATGTTCAGTTAGTATGTGACGAACAATATTCTGGTGTAACTAAGAATCCTTTCGGAACTTTCCTACTTTCAGGTGTAACCAAAGATGCTGACGTTTTCTCTTTCGAGACTTCTCTATTGGCATCGTCATCCAAATATCTTACTAAGGTATTAGGTGTTGATAACTTTGGGAAATCAAGAAATGAAGTTCCTTTGTTTGTTGAAGAAATTTATCCAGGTTCTTTAAATTACGCATTCAATCAAAGTTATATCAGAGGTTTAAACTGTGAATTGGTTGCATTACCTGAAGCTAGAGATACAACATCTACAACAACTATTGCTTGGAAATTACAGCAATATCAGTCACCAAAAACTCCTTACTTTGTTTCGGAATTGAGAGGTAACAGAGTTTATAATTTATTTAGATTTATTTCAATCTCTGACGGGGATGCTGCTAATACAGAAGTAAAAGTTTCAATTGCAAACATTTCTTTTAACAATATGACATTCGATGTCTTGGTTAGAGATTTCTTTGATACAGACCAAAATCCTGTGGTTATTGAAAAATATACAAATTGCACACTAGACCCAGCAACTAACAACTTTATTGGTGTTAGAATCGGAACCTCAAACGGCGAATATGCTTTAGTGTCAAAATACATTATGGTTGAAATGGCTGACGGAGCTCCTATAGATGCTTTACCTTGTGGTTTCAATGGATACACACAGAGAGAATATGATTCAATGTCGAATCCTTCTCCTATGATTATATACAAAACAAAATACTACTTCCCTGGTGAAGTTATTTACAACCCTCCTTTTGGAACTAACTCTGGTGGTTCAAATGCTGTTGAATCAGCTGGAGATGTTGTAAGAAGAACTTATTTAGGATTCTCAACTCAGTTTGGTATTGATGATTCTTTCTTACAATATAAAGGTCAACAAAACCCTACAACTGATTGGGCTCAAGCAACTGAGTCAATTCCTTGGAATTATCTTTCAAAAGGGTTCCATATGGACTCGGGAGCAACTGTAGTTACTATCGGTAACATCTACGATACGAGTGGTCAAACCGCTTTTGAGTGTGGTGTGGCTGAATTCAGAAATGACCCTGAGTCTCAAGAAAACCCTTACTATTTCATTTACGCTAGAAAATACACATGTTGTTTTGCTGGTGGATTTGACGGGTGG